AACTAGTGTAAACAGGAACGCCCCGCGCCTGAGTATCAAAGGCGGGGCACTTACAGGCGCGATGGGATGGTCATTCCTGGCCCCTCCGGCTGTCGCGCCTAATCAGGAGACATTTCATGACCAATTTCAGCAATCTTTCCGTTGGAGGCTCGCCTGTCATGGGCAACACCGCCAACCCCTTCGGACGGACCTTGTTCGTTGACGGCAATCGCGGTGCGGATGGCAACAGCGGCAAGGCCGCCGGACGTTCATACGGGACCATGGCCAAGGCGCTAGCCAACGCCAGCTCGGGAGATACGATCTACTTGCGCGGCAACGTGACGGAGAACGTCACCGCTCCGGCGGGCCTGTTCGACATCACGATCATTGGAGCAGGCAACCGTCCTCGCCATGCCGACGCGCACACCGGCAACAACGGCTATTCGGCGGCTACGTGGAAGGCGTCTTCGCAGACCGACCCGCTTCTTGTCCTCAGGCAACAGGGCTGGACGATCAGGAATATCCTGTTCGATTGCCCGACCTCGGATGCGGGAATCCAGCTTATCCGGGACGCGGCGAGCGGCGACAGCGAGCGCGATTCCTCGCACAGCCGCATTCTCGACTGTCGCTTCGCTTCGGGTGCGACAGGCATCCTCATTTCCGGGACGGAGAACATTTTCAATGTCGAGGTTGCGGGGTGCCAGTTCAACGACTTGACGGACGCCATCGACAGCCCCGGAGCCTACGCGCACAGGTGGGACATCCATGACAACATTTTCATGGCGAACACCAACCACATCGATTCCGGGTTCACCCAGGCGACGATCCGGAACAACAATTTCGGCAAGTTCACGACCATGAGCATCGACCTCACCGGAGGCGCTAACAATTGCCTGTACGGCAACCACTTCTCCGGAACGTACAGCATCTCCGGCGGCTACAAGGCCGGGACCGATGACGAGTGGAGCGGTAACTTTAATTCACTCAGTGGCGGCCAGACTGCGGCGGACCCGGCGTAATGTTGCCTGACCGCTTTTGGGCCAAGGTCGAAAAGACGGAGGGCTGCTGGCCTTGGCGAGCCGCCCTCCATCCCACGGGTTACGGTGCGTTCCGTCTTGACGGAAAGACGCGCGCCACCCACCGCCTTGCCTACGAAGAGATGATAGGGCCGATTCCAGAAGGGCTGACGCTCGATCATCTTTGCCGCAATCGTGCATGCTGCAACCCCGCCCATCTAGAGCCCGTAACTTTGGCGGAGAATTTGCTGCGGGGCATGAGCCCGCCCGCACAGAACGCCCGCAAGACTCACTGCCCGCACGGACACGAATATGGCGGGGCCAATTTGGCGATGAAGGCCGGCGCTAGGCGCTGCCTTGCCTGCCACCGTGAAGAGGCGCGGCAGTATCGACTACGGAAGGCTGCGTAATGGCAGGCATTGCCACCTATGCTAGCGGCCCATACGGAACGTGCCAACGATGTGGCTTCAAGCGCCGCCTGAACAAGCTCTGCACAGAGTGGACGGGGCTGAAGGTATGCCGGGACAAGTGTCGTGATCCCAGGTCGCCAGACACCCGTCCACCCAAGGTCAAACCGGAAGGCGTGCCGGTCAAAGGCGCCTCTCCGGAACCGCCGATCATCTATCGGGCCGAAGGCGACAAGGGAGGCGGAGACCTATGAGCCACTTGACAGCAGTTGAGACGCTGTACGAAACAAATGCTTCTGACATCGCGGCGATGCTTCGCCAGTGCGCCGAAAGCATCGACGCTGGAGCGAACCCAAGGTCCATCGTCGCGATTGCTACCGAGGATGATGGCTCTCTGACGCTCTACGGATGGGGGGCGACTGACAGCATGGACACCCTCGCCACGCTTCAACTGGCGGTGATTCAACATGGAAGCTCTCTGCTATGACGACTTCCGGCGAGACTGCATGGACCTTGACCGCCCGCGACATCGTGAAGCACGCGATGCAGGAGATCGGAGCCCTTAGTGTCGGTGAAGAGCCTGAATCCGCTGAATTGACCGCTTGCCTTGTCCGCCTCAATGCGATGCTGAAAAGCTGGTCCACCAAGGCCAACCTGTTCCGCGAGGCGACGGGCGTAGTGACGGTGCCGGGGGGAGACGGGTCCGGCGTCCTCCCTCCTGAAATCCGGGACATTTCCAGCGTTCGGTTGGTGGTTTCGGCAACTCAGGAGCGCATCCTGTACCCATGGCAGCGCACCGACTACTATTCGCTTCCGAACAAGGCTTCCGTGGGCAGTCCGACGATCTACTATCTGTCCCAACAGTCCGGTGGGGATGTGTTGTACCTCTGGCCGGTTTCGGCGACTGACGTAACCTTGAAGGTAGATTACTCGCGCACGGCCGAGACGGTGACGAATGGGGCCGAGACGCTGGATATCCCGCAGGAGTGGCACGAAGCGGTCTATCTGGGGCTGGCTTCGCGGATTGCGGGCATGTTCGGCGCTACCCGGATCGACCCCGGTACGGTGGCGGACGTGAAGCAGCGGGCGGAAGTGCTTTATCAGCAGTTTTTGGATAGCGACCGGCCCGACAGCTACACTTTCGGCCCCTCTGAATATTGCCAGTACGGCTGATGCCAGCAATTCGTTACGGAACCGGGGCGTATCTCCGAAATAACGGAAACCTCCCGGAATTCATCCTCCGGAATATGTACGTTGAGCAAGCTCCGTCTGCGGAGGCCGGGGTCACGCTCCTCTCCCGGCCGGGGCTGGAGGAAGTCGCCAATTGGGGGGCCGGGCCGGTCATTGACATTTTCTGCCAGGACGGGTCGTTCGGCGGCGACCTGTTCGCCGTGCTCAGCAACACGCTCTATCGCGAGGCCGTGCCGCTAGGGACGTTGACCGGCTCGGGGCCGGTATCATGGGCCATGTCCGCCGACGAGCTGCTGATTACGCGAGGTTCTACCTCGTACAGCTATGACGGGACGGACTTCGTAAATTCGGGCTTCACCGGCCTGTTCAGCAACGAGGTGACGGCGGTCGCATATTTGGCGGGCCTGTTCCTTGCCGTTGAGGCAGGTTCACATCGCTTCTTCTGGAGTGCAGTCCGCGACAGTCGGTCTTGGGACGTCTTGGACTTCGCGTCGGCGGAGAACGCGCCAGACGAGCTTCGCGACGTGAAAGCGGTTGGCGACAGCCTCTATCTCATGGGGCAGGCGAGTATCGAAGTCTGGGCGGCGACCGGAGCGGTGGAAATTCCGTTCACCCGCATCCAGCAGCGGCTTTACCGAAAGGGGGTAATCTCAACCGGCTGCGCGGTGGATCAGGACAACAGCCTCACCTTTTGCGGGCATGACGGCATCGTTTACCGCATCGCGGAAGTGCCGGAGCGGATTTCCGATCATGGTATCGAGGAGAGGATAAAAGCCTCCTTGATCGTCTCCTGTTTCGGCTTCGTTTACGAGGGCCACAGCTTCTTCTGCCTCCGCCTCGATCAAGGGACGTGGGCCTTCGACGCGGCGACCAGGCAATGGTGCGAGCTGGCCACCTACGGGCAGGACAACTTCCGGGGCCGATGCGCCACGACGCAACGCCGCACCCTTATTTTCGGCGACGATCACACCGGGCAGCTTTGGACCTTCGGAGGATTTCTGGACGGGACCAAGGAGCTTGTGCGAGAGTTCACGGCGGCCTTCCCGGTTCGCGGCGCGATTCATGTCGATAATCTGGAGGTGGAATCGAATAGCGGCTGGACCGACGAACTGGCAGGGCAAGGTGCCGACCCAATCCTTGAAATGCGCTCCTCGCGGGACAGCGGCGCAACTTGGGGGCATTACCGCTCCGCTTCCCTTGGAAGGCAGGGCGAATACCGCACCCGTACTCGCTACCGCGCCTTGGGTATGTTCGATGCTCCTGCGGCGGTTTTTGAGTTCAGATGCTCCGATCCGGCCCCGCTTAGAATCAGCAGCGTCAAGGTCAACGAGCCGGGCGGGGGCAGGGCAAGGTGACGATCCAGCTCCCCCGGCTTCCGACGCGCCATACTACGGACGAGCTGCAATTTTGGTGGCAGCAGGTCGTTGAGGCGGTCGAGACGCACGAAACCACACAGGACGAATTGCTTGAGACGCTTGAAATCGCCACCGACGATCTCGCCGACCTTTTGGCGTCGATCATCTCCCTGAATGAGCTGTTGGTCGACGCTGAAGAGGCCATCGAAAACGTCAACGAGGCGGCAGAGGCTTTGACCGCCAGCAGCAGCCTCGCAACCAGCTTCGTTGAGAACTTCACGCCTCCAGTGGTAAGCGCCGACAACGCCGGGCTCGTAACGATAGCCAATCACGACCGGCATTACGGAAATGGAACAATCGTCGCAGTGACGGGCGACACGCTGGCGACCGGCGAGGCCTCGCCGACAAGGGTTCATGTCTACTATTCCGACGCGGCGAGGGCGGGGGGCGCAGTGACGTATCAATACTCCACCGCCGAAGCCGACGCGGCGCAAATCGGCGACGTGCACAGCGTCGGCGCGGTGGAAATCCCGGCGGCCGGTACGCAGAGCGGGGGCTATGCCCGGCCGCCGGGTTATGGGGGGTTCGAGCCTTGATTCTGGAGTATCGTCTATGATTGGAGCACTCATCGGTGCGGCGGCCACTATCGGCGGCTCTATTCTCGGCGCGTCCTCCAGCAAGAAGGCGGCGAAGAAGGCGGCTGCCATCGCCACCGACAACACGGCGGCGAACAACGCCCTGACCCGCGAGATTTACGGCAAGAACACGGCCAATTTGTCACCGTTCATGAACAACGGGCTGGCGGCTTCCAATGCGCTGAACGGCCTTCTGTTGGGGCCACAGGCCAGTGCGCCCTCACAGCCCCCTCCTGGGGGCCAAGGAAGCGCGCTTTACGGCCTAGGCACGCCCGCGTCTTCCATGGGCGGGGCCATGCCGGACGGCTTCTATCCATGGGATCAGCCTGGCAATTACGGCCGGACGGCGGAGGAAGTCTGGGCTCAACAGCAGTCCGCGATCCAGGCGCCGCAGATGGCTATGCAGCCGGGAACGGTGATGGCTCCTCCGGTGAACCCATGGGACCAGTTCCGCAACTCCACCAACTATCAGTTCCGCCTGAACGAGGGGATGGGAGCCCTGAACCGCAACTATGCCGCTCGCGGCCTTCTGGAAAGCGGGGCGGCGATGAAGGGGATCAACAACTACGCCCAGAACTTCGCTTCCAACGAACTCGGCAACTACATGGCGATGCTCTCCGGGCAACAGAACATGGGAATGTCCGGAGCCTCCGCTTTGGCCGGGGTCGGGCAGAACATGGTGAACAACGTCACCGCGAACAACAACAACGGTGCGAGCGCGGCGGCCAACGCTGCACTTCTTGCAGGGCAGGCCAACGGGCAGATGTACGGCGGAATCGCCGGGGCTCTAGGCAACCTGGCGGGCACCTTCGGCAGCAGCTACGGCGGCAACAATATCATGGCATCGCTCGGCAGAGGGACCGGCTACTGATGGACCGAAACGAGGAAATCGCCGCCGTCAAGGCGAAGATCAGGGCGCGCGAGAGCAAGCCGGGCTTCGCTTCGAACGTCGCCATGTTGAAGGCGCGGCTCGCGAAGCTGGAGGGCGGGGAATGAATATTCGGTGGGAGTTGTTAGGTCCTCCCGTCGATATCGGCGCACGCTTCAACGAAGGAATGGAGCGCGGCCGGGCCATGCGCATCCAGGGGACGCAGGATAGCGCTTTGGCGGCTTTGGCGGGTGACCCAACCAACCAAAGCGCCTTGGCCGGCCTCACCGCCGTCAACCCCGCGCTCGGGATGCAGGTGCAAAACATGGCGCTCCAGCGCGAGCAACTGACGGCTCGGCGGGGTATCGGGCAACAGGCGGCTCGGGGTGATTTGTCCGGGGCTCGCAGCGCAGCGCTTGGGATTGGCGATTTCGACTCCGCCAAGCAGCTTGCGGCGATGTCAGAGGATCAGCGCAAGCAGTTGGGCGAAACCGCTACCGTCCTGACTCCGATCTATCGCCAGCTCGAGGAAATGCCATACGAGGAACGCAAGCCGTTCCTCGCCTCCATCGCGCCAAGGCTCGCGGCAAGGGGTATTCCGGCGGACGTGATTGCGGAGTACGATCCTTCCGACGCGAACTTGCAGGCAGACATAGCGCTCGGGAAGAAGGCTGGGGCTCGGGATATCGTTGTCATCGACGGCGTGGCGATGGACAAGGCGACCGGGGAAGCGTTGTTCGAATCGCCGTACCCCCGCGTTGTTTCGGGTGCCGGCGGCATTCACGTTCAGGACCGCATAGGCATTGGGCGGGGCGGGGCGGGAGCGGCTCCCGCAGGGCGAGTGGTTCAAGGCACCTTGCCCGCTGGATGGGAAGTCATAGACGATGACGAAGGAGGTGCGGCCCCGGCAATGGGGACCGGCACCTTTCCCTGATCTCGCCGGGGCCGTGCTTCAACAGGAGAGCGGAGGAAGAGTAGGAGTAGCGGGTCCGGAAACGCCCTACGGCAAGGCTTTCGGGCTGATGCAGGTTCAGGACGGCACCGGTAAGGAAATGGCCCAAAAGCTCGGGATTCCGTGGCGTCCGGACCTGATGCGCGGTACTGACGAAGCGGCGGCAAGTTACCAAAGGGCAGTCGGCGAAGCGTACCTTCGCGAAGGCCTAGAGCGCCATGGCGGAGACGCCCGAAAGGCGCTGATGTATTACCACGGTGGTCCGGATCAGCGACTGTGGGGGCCGAAAACCCGCCGCTACGCCGACGAGGTTCTGTCCAGAATAAGGGGACGTTGATGTTTCAAGAGCTTGAAGGCAAGCGCGTTCGCGGCCCCAACGGCGAAATCGGACGGATCGTGGGCGGACAGATTGTCGTTGATCCTCCTCAGACCGTGCCGCCTTTGCGGCAAGTGGTTGCGCCTCAGGCTCGCCAGCCAGCACCCGTACGCCCGGTTCAGGAAGCGCTTGATCAGCAGCAGCTTCTCAACGCCCAGTTGGAGGCCCAACGGAAGCAACAAGAAATCGCCGAAGCTGCGGCTAAGCAAAAGCCCGCAAAAGACATGGAGGACGCCCAATACGAGCTTCGAAATGTGATTGACGCTGCTCGGCGCGCTAAGGCTCTCTCAAAAGAAGGTTGGTTCACGACCGGCTTTGGCCGCTCTACGGCCAAGGACCTAGGCCACACACCTCCCGCCGATCTTGACGCCATCCTCAACACCATTGGTGCCAACACAGCGTTCTCTCGGCTTCAAAAGATGCGCGAAGAGAGCCCAACCGGCGCGGCGCTCGGCAATGTAACCGAAATGGAATTAAAACTTCTAAGGGATGTAGTTGCCGGCCTCGATCCCAATCAAAGCGATGTGGCATTTCAAGGCCAGATGGATCGCATCATTGAGCACTACCGAAGGACCTATGAGAAGGCCGGTGGCGACATGGCGGCCATTGGAGATGCGCCCGGCTCAGGCCAGCCCGCCCTGCCGCACGAAAAACGCAATGAGCTTTTTCAGCAGAAGATTCGTAGCGGAGCTTCCTATGAGGAGGTGGCGGCTTACGGACGTGAACTAGGTCTAGAGTTCGATCAAGAAGAGTTGAAGCGCGCAGTCGGGAAAAAGAACGCTGTCGTCGGAAGTGGCCCCGGGCTGCTCAGTCAGCTCGGCGGCGCTACCGTCAACACCCTCGCCGGCATCGGGCAAGGCGTTGCGGCCATTCCAGACGCATTTGCGAACGCGCTTAGCGGAACCATGGCGCTCGGTGCGGAAGGCGTAGCAGGAGTGGCGAACGCGCTCGGCGCTACCGGAGTTGCCGACAATGCCAACTGGGCCGCCGACCAGTGGCGCAATCCCATAACGATAGGCGGGCTTATCGAAAAGGCCGCGCCCACACCGGAGAGCGGCGCGGGGCAGGCCGCCCGCTTTGCCTCTCAGTTCACAGGGGGCGCTTTGGGAGCTCCGCAAAGCGCCCTTACGGGATTGGCGGAGCGGGCGGTAGGCAAGGTTCCAATAGTGCCCCGTCCGGCCCTTCCGGCGGCAAGATCAGGAAAGCGCATCGCGGATGACGCTACCGCCCTGAACATCGACGTTATGCCGGTAGTGACGGGCGGCCCCACCACGCGGCTAGCGACGGCCGCCGCAGCGCAAACCCCCGGCGGGGCCTACTCCATCGCCAGAGGTGTGGAGCGCATGACCGAAGGCGGCTCTCGCGCACTCAGGAACATCGCGAGCGCGGAGGGTGCGATTGCGAACACGGAAGCCGCCGGCCAGACCGCCGTGCGTGGCGCGTTTAACTATCGCGCCGCCAGCCGCACCGTTATCGGACGGTTGTATGACCGCGCCGCCAACGTCGCGGCCGATGCGCGAGTTGTCCCGGCAAAGGCGATTCAGGCAATCGACGACAATCTAGCGGACCTGAACAACATTCCGGGCGGAACCGATGGCGCGAAGTATCTCCAAGGCCTGCGCGACGAGCTGACGACACGCTTCCCAGATGGGGTGACGGTCCAAGGCATTAGGGGGATGCGGACCCAACTTCGGGACAAGTTCTACAAGGACGGCCTGCGGGGATCGGATATCGAACGCCGGGTTGGGGAGATCGTCCAAAGCGCCAGCGACGATATCGCCGACTCTTTGACCGCCGCCGGCAAAAGCGAGGCCGCCGACATCTATCGGCAGGCGGACGCGGCTTGGGCCGCTCGCGTGGACGTATTGGACAATTTTCTCATGCCGATCATTGGCAAAAAGGGAGAGAGGTCCGGAGAAGAGGTATTCAAGGCCCTGCAATCGGCCGCCAAGGGCAACGGAGTGCGGCTGAGAGGCTTCATTCAGGCGCTGCCCGAAGAAGAGGCAGGGACTGTCCGCGCAAGCCTCATCAGCGCACTCGGCAAGCCCTCCAGCGCGGCACAGGACGCCGAAGGGGCCGCTTTCACCTTCGACGGGTTCTTGACGAAGTGGAACGATATGGAACGTACGGCCCGCAATGCCCTGTTTACCGGAGAGGGCAGAGAGGCCATCGACAGGCTGGCGCGCATTTCAAGTGAGGTGAAGCGGGCTGGGCGGTACGCCAACAGGTCGAATACAGGGAGCGTTGGGATGACGGGGCTTACCGTCGCGTCGGGCTACGCTGGCTTCCTTCCTTTGGTGGCGGCGTTGGGAACTCAATATGCGGCTGGGCGCTTGTTGGCATCCCCCTCGGTGGCAAGAGCACTCGCGCGGGTAGGAAGCTCAAAGACGCCTGCGGAGAGCAAGTCCGCCATCCGGTCGCTCAGCACGGTTGCGGCGCGCAACCCGGCCTTGGCGAGCGAAATTACGGCATTGCAAGCGCGTCTCGATAGCGCCTTCACGTCACCAGCCACCTCTGCCGCCGCTCAGGAGAACGAATAAATTGGGCAGAAAATACCACCCCGCTGGCAGGAGCATCCAAAATATCGGCCGACGAAGCGGCGAAAGGAACGCTCTCACCTAAGCCAAATCCGCGCTATCATGTAGGCAAGAAGCATCCCGCCCACCGCGCCTCCGGTCAAAAGTCCGACATCAAAGGCCGCATCCCCTCGTAGCCTCAACGCAGCGACTGCTACGCCCGCTAATCCGCCCACCAGTAAAGCACGGTTTTTCATTTCCCGATCTTACCAACTCTACAACGGAGGCGCAATTGAGCCTTTTCATTCCAGCCCTTATGCCCGCGTTGGACAGCAACGGCAATCCGATCAGCGGGGCAACCTGGAGCTTCTACCGCACCGGCACATCGTCGCCGGAGACGGTATATGCCGATTTCGAGCTTGAGACGGAGCTGGGGGCCGTTGTCACCTCCAACAGCAGCGGCAAATTCGTGCCGATCTACCTCGACGCGGCCGTCACCTACCGCGCCGTTCTGGAAGACGCGGACAGCGACACAATAGACGACATCGATCCCTACGATTCCAGCGCCGCCAGCGCGGGTCATGTCCTCGACATGACCGACTTCGGTATCGTCGCCGGGGATGACGACGCCCTGGCTGTTTCCAACAGCGTTGCGGTCGAGGAACTTCTCGCCTACCTCCTCGCCAACAACCCGACTCCCGATACGCTCGGCACCGCCGCGATAAAGGTCATCTCCCCCGCAGGTCATTTCCGTTTCGCCGAACCTTGGGTCGTCAAATGCGCCCTATGGCTTGAGGGGCAGTCCAACGCCCTGTCGCACGGCTATGCCACGCATTTCGACTTCGACAAGGGCGGATTCGAGCTTCACGGAGCCGGCACCGATCATGACGGCGTCGTCAGTCCTCCCACTACCAGCGCGGCCGGGTTCAGGATCGAGAACCTGTTCTGCACAAGCCGGGCGGAAATCGGGTCCGGGCATCACGGCCTCCATGCAGTCACCCGAGGCGATGTCATTCGCTGCACTTTCGGCCTGTTTCCGGGTGACGGGATCAGGATTGAGAGCGAGACCGGCTTCGGGGCGGCGAACAACAACGCGAACAGCTCCCGGATACTCTTCTGTAAGGCGGAGGGCAACGGCGGCAACGGGGTTCATCTCCTCAACGGCGACGCGAACTGCATCGTCACCGATGGCGGCAGCTTCAACTATAACGGCAGCTTTGGCTTGTTCGACAACGCCTTCCTGAGCAACAACCACCGGGGGCATCATACGGAGGGCAACGGGCTCGGTCTGGTCTTCCCAGGCCACAAGATCAGCGCCGTGTCGTCGGCCTGCTACTACCCGGTCACGGCATGGGAGACGGGAGTCGCGATTGCGATCTCGGCGGACGGCAGGTTCCGGACCAATGCCGCCAAGCTTTACCGGCTCCTGCTGGCGGGAGGGGGCAACACCGCGAACGCGCCGACACACACCAACACGGCGGGAGTCTTAGAGGCGGACGGCTATAATTGGGCCTATGTTGGAACGCCGCAGTATCGCCGCTTCCACGTCGCCTTGGGACAGGAGGTCGCCGCCAGCACGACGCAGCCTGGAACCAATACGGCGGTTTGGGTCCCCTACGACTTCGCAGGCGGATCGACCGGAATCCCTCTATGGGTCACCGGCATGACGTGGAAAAGCGGTGGCAGCTATTGCGGCAATACCGCGTCCGGGGCAACGGTGTGGGAAGCTTGCTATGAGGAGCTCGGTCAGCCACCGGCACAGGTCAGGTCACCGGCGATATGGGTAGGCGGGCAGTCGTTGATCAGCGCCTGGAGCACCTGCGTGCAGGTCAAGGCCAGTGCCGGGGCGCTCGCCAATCCGCTTGGGTTCGTAGCCTCGCGCCCGTATCACGACGGCAATCCGTTGATCGTCAATTTGGGGACCAACGTCACCGCAGGCCGGGCCGTGACGATAGGCCACGCAACGCTTCACCCCCAAGCCTTCATTTTCGGTGCGGGCCGGGACACTTATTTCCTTCTGGACGGGCAGGCGTCGAGCTACGCGACATTCACCGGGCCTTTGACGACATTCACCGGAGGACGGGATGCGGCGCAACCGGGAGTTACGAACATTCCCCGGCTTTACCTCGGTGCCGGGACCAACGCCCGCAGGATCGATTACCTCACCGCAGCCCCGACAACGGGCTATCACGCGGCCGGAGAAATCGTGTACAATATCGCGCCCACGTCCGGGGGAAAGATTGGATGGGTCTGCACGGTGGCAGGAACCCCCGGAACATGGGTGACTTGGGGTCTTATCGATTAACCAGAAGGAGACTGACAATGACCGACAAGAGATGGAAAGACGAGCTGGGGGACGAATACGAAAAGCAGTACAAGCGGCCCCTGCCCCAGGATTTTGGCGGCGGCAATGGACCCTCCCCACCTCCCCCTCCGCCAAGCCCGCCGACTCCGCCTGAACCCGATCTCTAAATGCCGACGGAAGAGCTGATCATCTGGACGGTCGTGGCGGGGATTGGGCTCCCCGCCGCGCTCGTCAACCGGACGGCGCTCGCACTGTGCGGAACGTGGGTGCTGGCGGAACTGGTTTGTCGAATAACTGAAACCAACTTACCGATTCCCCTCTACTTCATGCTCGACTATCTAGTCCTGCTGATCATATTCACGAAACCCGAGGTTTGCGATCTATCGCCGTACCGCAGCTTTGCTGATCAGGCGAAGGCGCTGTGGCTGGAGCGCAGCCGAAGCGATGTGGTCGTCGCCGGCATCTTTCCCCTGATGTGGATCGTCTACGTGGTGGACGTCGGGGACTTCTATCGTTGGTGGGCGCTGTGGGGCCTCGTCCAGCTACAATTCTTTGCCGCTGGTTGGGAGGCGTTCGGCCTCTGGACGGCGCGCAGGAAAGTGAGCGACGTGCAACCTCCCGGCCTTTTCAAGCTGGGGCTGGCAGGACATGGGTAGTGAAATCGCGCTTTCCGACATCGGCTCTCCTGCCTCGCTGGCGTCTTTCTTTCTGCTTTTGGGCTGGGTCGTTAGGACGTGGCCTCACTGGAAATCTAAGATCAACGAGGCGCGCAAGATCCAGCTCGATGCAGACGGCGAACGGCTCAAGCAGGCGTTCGATCGCATTCGCGTCCTTGAAGAAGCGCAGAGCGCTGACCGTCGTGAATTCAACGACGCCAGTTCCAACAACCGCCGCGAATTCAACGAAGCAATGTCGGACGAGCGCAGGCGCTGCGATGCCGAGATTGAAGAGGTCCGCCGGGAGACGCGAGAACGCCTTACTGCCCTCGAAGAGGAAAACAAAGGCTTGAAAGCCTCGATCCGGCAAAACAGCAAGTCAACCGCACATATGTTCGGCCGCCCCGGAGATGTCGCGGACAGCACAACCCGGCGGGACAAGGGCGGTGACTGACAGCGTCTCCCTTCGCGAGCATTTCCAAGCCCTGCGAAAAGCGGATCGCCGCTTCGACCAGGAGCGTGACAGGCGCTATGCAGAGGTGGCTCTTGCTCGCGCCGAAGCCCTGCGAATCAAAGAGGCCGGCGACGCGAAGGCGTTGGTTCTGGCGGCGGAAATCCAGAGCTATCGCGACGAGCAGGACAACAAGCTCCGCGAGCAGATCAACTCCGAACGCGGCCTCTACTCGACCAAGGAGGAAATGCGGGCCTCCGAAGACAAGTTCGCCGCGCTGATAAAGCCCCTGGCCGATTACGTGACAGCTCAGATGGGGCAGGCGAAAGGGATCGGGCAGAGCTGGGGAGTCCTGCTTGGTGTGGCGAGCGCCAGCGTGGTTGCGGTCGAAGTGTTCCGGGCTTTGAGCGGGGCTTGAGGGCTTCTTTGCATTTCGTGCAAATAAGGTGGTTGAGGTTGCGGCGGATCGAACCTCGAAGCGTTTTCGATCCTGTACGCGCTCTCCGGCTTCACGGGGCCCCGTTATCCGGTTTCCTGGTATGGGGCGGGAGTCGCCCCGCCGCAACCTCGCACCGACCCTGCCACAATCCCCCGCCCTCGTAAAGCGCTATCGCTTGCCGTCCGAACATGGCATAAGAGGACATGACGCCGCAGATTCCGCATCTCCCTATCGTTGTAGGCGTATCGGCCTTCGTGCTGGCGGGCTTCGCTGCGGTAAGCGCCTACGTTCTCGGCTGGACTGCGGACGAAGTAACCAAGGGCAACATCATCGGGACGTGGCAGAACTTTTGTCTTTTGGTTGTCGGATTCTGGATCGGCTCCAGTTCCGGCGGAAAGGCGAAAGACGCGCCATCCGAAGGCCCTGTTGAAGTGGACGTAGTAAATCCCCCACACAGGCCCGCCAACGTGCAGGAGACACCATGAAGCCCTGCGTCCGATGCGGAGCGCCATCGCGCCACCAATGGCAGTCAGGGGCCGAATGGCTGCCCTTCTGCGCCGCGTGCGATGTCGAGCTTAACGAGGCCGCGCTGAGGTACATCAAGTCCACCGGCATTCCGGTGTGGGAGGCCATGGTCGCCAGCTTCATCATGAGCAAGCCTATGCCTGGTTCCGAACAGTGGCGCGCCATCCTGTGCAACGGCCCGACCGAGGACATTCCCGATGACGATCCGGGGCTGGCGCTGTTTCCCGAGGGCACGCTGGAGGACCGCAAGATCGCGCTGGCGATTGAGCGGGTGAACTCCTGTGACTAAAGTTGGCAGGCCCGCGCTAGGCGTGAAGGCGACGATGGTCCGCCTGTCTCCGGCTGTGCTTGCGCGGATCGACGCTCTGGAGGGGACGGGGAAGCGAGCGGCTTTCATCCGGCGGGCTGTTGATCGTGCGCTGGAGGAACATACCAGTTTCGGCGAAAGGCCGGAAGCGTAGCCGCACGCTCTCTGCGGCACAGAAGAAGACGAAGGAGAAATAGAATGTTGACTGTCAAATACCTGCAAAGCGACTCGTGCGAAACCATCGGTGAGTATGAAGGCGTAACAGCCGAAATCATCGACGGCAGCCGTGTTGTTTACGCGCACAACCAAACATGTCAGACTCAGTTCGGCCCAATTCAGGCTAGTGACCACGCCAATCCGGCCGTCCCCACGGTCTATGTCATGAACCGCTTCGGCGCAACTGTCGCGACCTATCGCCTCTAGGACTATGCCGGAGGGGCAGGATAGGCTCCTGCCCCAAAGGCCACAGGAGAACGCCCATGAAAAGACTCCTATTCCTCGCGCCACTGCTGGCGCTCAATGCGTGCGCCGGGCTTCCCGGACTCGCGCCGCCCTCCGCTCAACATACCGCCGTTGACGAGCAGGCCCTGAAGCGCTGTGAGCAGACGTACAAGCTCACCCGCACCGCGACGGAGGCTATGGTCGATGCGAACCTTATCGTCGGGATACGCGCCGTTCAGGCAGCCAAGCTCGACACGGAAGCCTATGGGCTTCTGATCGGGTGCCGCACCGCGTACCGCCTCTTCAACACGGCTGAACTTATCCGCGCCGCCGACGAGATGGACAGCAAGTCCGACGAAGCTACGAAGGGAAATGAATGATGCTTACGCTCGCAACCGTGCTCGGCGCTTTGCCGACCCTCATGCAATTCGTCGGACAGGGAAAGGGCATGTCCTCCCTGGTGGGCGAGATCGTCGGCGGGTTCAAGGATCGTCCCGAGGATCAGGCCCGCCTTCGCGCCGAGATCGAGAGGCTGGCGAATGAGAATGACGAAGGTCACTCTCGCCTCCAGCGTAAGTTGGCGGACGCTGCACGCAGGTAGCAGTTGAAGTCGCCGGCGAACTCCGATCTTCAGAGACTCCTTCGGACTGGAAACCGCTACAAACCCCATGCCGCCTAATTGTGAGGGGATCGAGGGCAAGTTCTACGGTCCCGATCCAGTGCTGTCGATACTCACGCAGGTCCTTTTCTCGTTCTCGCACACCTGGTTTTTTGAGCTCAGGCGCGAGATACACATAGACGGGCGGAGGAGGGCTGGGGCTAATCAGCCGCCATTCGTCGGGAGCCATGCCTGGGTCCAACCACACATCCATCCCGAAAACCTTGCCGATTCTTCCCATACCTTCTCCTATAGCACCTTATCTGAGGGAGGTGAAACGCGGAGGGCGGATCTCAGCCGGTCACGTGATTCCTCGACGTGTCTATCAATAGCGCCGCCGATGTTGCTCCTCGGCGTGAGAACGAAATCGACTCCAGCCCTCTTCAGCGCTTCCCTCAGCCTATCCTCATGATCGGGAACGCTGGGCCAAGGCGCATAGCACCAGGAGCGGTGGACGAGGGGGGCGCCTGATTTGCCGCAGGCGGGGCATACACGGACGTCTTCTGTCTCTTCGTGGAGGGGATGGAGATCGAGCGACGATAAGCGATGATGTCGCCGGGGAAGCCCGTAAAGTTGTGTTGCCATTCCCACCCGAACAGAGCGTCGATGCGCTCGGCTTTTAGCGTCGAGCCATCGTTAAGCTTGACCTCGCCATGCGTGTTCGGCCCGACAGGGCACGGATCCCCATGATGCTCAATCCAATCTCCATAAACCCGCTCTACCGCCTCCTCGTCCGGTAGAGATAGATGCGACGGGGCGCGTTCAATGAAGGCGATGGCTTCGGCCAACTCCTCCGCCCGGCGCTCGCGTAGATCGGCGAAGGCGTTGTGCCCCTCTTCTCGGTCGTCCTCGACCTCAGATCGAATGACAGCTTCGAAGCTCCGCAAGTTTTCCACCAGCGTCTCCCGCTCCTCCGGTAGAGCCGGGGTGGCGCGGGTGTTCCAGAGCGCGATGGCCGCTTCCTCGGTATCAGCACCAAAGGTCCGAACGCCGCACGCGCAAATAACCCTCCAGTGCTCGCTACGGGTTGAAAAGCCTGGGAGCGGCATCGTCGTTGAACAGCACCATGGATTCGGACACGCCAGCAGTTCGGTCTCAGCGGGCATTGGGAATCTCCTCGCGGGAGGGCTTCGCACAGGGCGGTAGGCCGAAATGCTGGGGCTGAGGCCAATCAACCTCAGGGTCGCCACGCTGCCAGGAACGGAACAGGCTGAGCTTCCACTCTTCGCGCCGACTCATATATTCGGTGCCGTCTGTCAGATGGAAGCCGTGCTCGGGACGTCCCTCGTTGAGCTCCGGATTCGCCTCCTCTAAGAAGGCGAGGGCGGCCCGCACGTGCGCGATCTCGTCCTGCATCATCCGTAAGAGGTCGCCGCTCCAGTGCTGACGAGCGCCATTGCTGCCCATGAGCTTGCCGAGTACGGTTGCAAGCTCGCTTTGCTCTTCGAGAACCTTGCCGACGCCGGGCCAGTGTTCCGCGCCGATTCCATAGGGACCGGGCTCGCTGAGATCGATCCTCATTCCCCGCCTCCCCTCTTATCGGTGGACTCGTCTTGGCATTCGTCGCAGCGGGCCGTTTCAGTGGATCGAGTCCGCGTCACCCTGTGGCCACACTCCAATTCGAGTGCCCACGCTGACCGGTTGCTCAAGTTGAGTCGCGGGTGGGCCGAAACAACCTTGCGCACGATCCCGCTCATTTCGCCCCCTTATCGGTGGGGAGAGAGGATGCCTTGAGCCTGTGGCGACTGTTCTTTTTATGAATCTGATGACACTTACGGCAAACACGCGACATCACCCCTTTGTAGATCGGCAGCGGATAAACGCGCGTGTTGACCTCGTCATAGGGATGACCGCGTATGCAGTGCGTCTTCGCTGCATGTATCGCCGTGACGGACTTGCTGTGGGGAGCCAGTGTGTTCTCGGTGATGGTGGTTACCCGTAGGTGCGCCGGGTTGACGCATGAACGGTTGCAACAGAGGTGATCGACCACCATTCCAGCGGGGATTTCCGCCCCATCTGCAATGGCCTTGGAAATCCTGTGGACTGCCATCTGCTGACCCAAGATCGCGGCGCGACCGTAACCCCCGCTTTGCTTGTGTCCGAGCCATTCCCAGCAGTCGTCAGGGCCGCCGCAACGCACGCGGCCCCAGAACCGTGACAAGGCTGAGGGATCAGTCATAACTTGCGTGGCGCGGATCACGGCGCTTCCCCTTCCGGCTTATCGGATGCAGGGGTGGCGGCTAGGGCTTCATGGACCGCGTGAAGCTGGTCGAATGTGATCGACGCGAGAGCTTCGAACGCCACCTCTTTGGCCGTGTCCTCGCGGGTGAGCTTCGTGTCGTCGGTCATGGCAACGGCATCCTCCATGTGATTTCACTGAGCATGTCGGCGCGGAGGCGCAGCTTATGCATCTCCTCCGCGCGGTTCGGCTGAACGTCGTTCGCATAACATGCGTAAAGTTGCTGGGCGAGGCTGTGCATCTCGCGCAAGGCAGCGACAAGATCGGCTTTTGTGGGCTGTTTTCCGCTCATACCACCTCCACTTTAGGCAAATCCTCGCCGGTCAAATCCTCTATGATGCCCCGAAGCCTTCTAGCCTGACGCGCTACCTCCGTGGGCTTCAACACCAGCGTTTCCATGTCGCCAAGGATACGGGAGGCGCGTTTGCGGAGGGCTGCGCGGTCCCGTTTGTGGAGGCGGGGGGCGGGGTGAATGGGGTTGGTCATTCCTCCACGCTTTCGATGAAAATGCAGGAGCGCTTCGTGATGATTTTGTGGATTTGGACATACCCGCGAAAGCGCTTGGCGGCCACTCTCGCGTCGGCGAGACTCGCAAACTCCTGAGAGGGATATGCGATCATCCCGCCGCGACGGGGAACGTGAAGCTCGTAGTGAGTTTTCGATGCTGGCTTGGACATTTTAACGGCTCCCCGTTTCAGTGGAAGGCCTTCCGGCCCGATGCGTCATGTATGCGCCTGATTTGCGATGTCGTCAACAGTTTCTGCGCCTCGTCGCGAGCGAGTTCGTCATTGATCCAATCGACCAGAACGCGGGCCCCTCGGCGGGGCAGACCGTGCTTAACGTCGCGAAGCCGAATGCGGTGTGTCATGTCGTCTCTCCTTGCTCTCGCGCTTCCCGAACCAAGTCTGCTGCTGGAACGCCGGTCCAGTGGCTCAAGACGTTGCTGACGCGATCCAACCAGCGCGATCTCTCCGTTTCCGTCATCCGTGCATCCGATGTCGAGCGAGGCTTGAAGCCGATCACCTCGCCCTTGTGGTTCTTCAAGTCCTCGCCAAGCCGGAGCTTTTGCTTTAGGACAAGGTGCAGGGATTCGGCGTCCCATGGGCTGTCGGTCCTGTCCTGCAACACGCGGCTGGCGACGTGGAGCAAAACCCAATAAAAAGCCCGCCGTTTCTGGTTTCGCGTGACCTTGCCGAGCTTTATCGTGACCGTCTCGCCTTCCTTCAGGTGCCCGATGGCCTCCTCGCAAAAGCGATTGGCGGGACGAAGGCTTCCGAGTACCTTGCGGGCGAAAAGGGGGGCGGCTTCTGTCATCTTCACATCGCCTCCGCAATGGCCAAGATCAGCACAATCAGCAGCCCGATAGCCATTCCACAACCGAATGTCGGATCGAAACCGGCTCCACGATCTTCACGCATCGCCTTCCCCCCTCTTTGGTATGAGGTAATCGTCGGCCATCTTCTTTCTCCCTCGCCGTGGCTTTTCGACCTTCGCCAAGAATTGCTCATTGTTGGTTGGCATTGACGGGCTCCAAGAGGGCGCGAATGTGGTGCGCAACGACACCTGCATTGAAGTTGTCGGCAACAATGGCGCTCGCCTCCAGAGCCTCGCGCTGGGCTTGCTCGATTGCGGCGAGCGCCTCCGAAGTTGACGACCAGTAGTCGCGCTCCTCGGCCTCACTCAGAATATCCTCAGCCTTTCGTATCGGCATATCTTTCCTCCCAAAGCCTGTCAGCCTCCGCCAACAAATCTATGTCATGCTCGCGGTAGAACCCCCTATGCCCGAGATCGTGAACCGAAACCCGTCCTGGACTGTCAACGCGATGGTGGATCGGGCAGAGTGGGGAAACCCGTTGATGCGACCGCGCGAGGATTCCGGCCTTATTGGCGTAACCGCGCACATGGTGAATCTCCGCCGTCGCGCCGCAAACGAGACACGGCATTTGCGCCACCCTGTCCAGATGCGCTTTCTCCTCCGCTGTGGGCCGGGCGCGAGGCTTGACGCGGAATGGCGTTCGGCGGAGCATCACGCGTTTTCCAACTCGCTCCTGCGGGTGTCATATTCCTTCTTGAGGAAGTCGAAGGCGGTATCCGACGCGCCCTTGATCATTTCCAAATCTAGCTCGCTGTCGCTCCAGGTCAGCCCAAGCTCGACAAGGTCGTTGGCCGCACGAATGCGTTTGCGAAGCGCGCCGGCAAGTTTCTGGAGATCGGTCTGGTGTTCGCCCTTACTGGCGATTTCCACGCCCTTTTTGTCCGGATCGTCATTGTCGCCGGTCGGGATCATGAATAGGCCCCTGAGAAGCTGCTTGAGCGCGTAGGACTGCGCTGAGCCCGCCGACTGCGCTCCGGTGGCCTGAACGGTCACGCCCTTGAAGATGGGGCCGTAAGCCTCTCCATCGGCGTGAACCAGGGTGAAGGCGAAGCGCGCGTTCCACATGACCGTGGATTTGCCGTCTTTTTTGGTGACCTCCTGTGTTTCGGCGTCACGCGCTTCATTCGGGATGATGAACAGCCCGGCGTCGGCGCAATGCCCGCGAACATGCTCAAGGAAATCGTCAATGGACGCGTAATCGTATCGCGCTCCGCTGTCGTTTCGCTTATGCTCTTTCCCGAGAGTTCCGAGCGCCTTCATTACCGTGATGACGGCGGTGGCGATTTTGGGCGGGAACAGATAGTCCTGAGGATCAGAAGCCATTGGAAATCGTCCTTTGAAATGGGGTGCAGGCGATTGAGGAAGCGCATGGGATTGAGGGGGTAAAGACGCGGGCTGTCGGTGCGTGGCGCCCATTCGCCGCGCCACCATTGATCGGACAGAAGCTCCCACGTATCCGGGTCGCGCTCGCCGTCTTCAAGCCATACGCGGACGGGAGCCCAAGGACCGAAGGCGCGAAGCTTGACCCGAAAATATCCCTCGGACAGTTCATCTATCACCTGCCGCCTCTTGAAGCTTGGCGACCTTGGCGCTAAGATGCTCGACCGCGTAGGCGAGTTCGGAAATCAGCCCTTCAGACCAGAGCCGTTGCGGTGCGACCTCGATAAAGCCGACGCGCTGAACGACATGGGTCACGTCATCGGTAAGCTGCTCGACCAAGCTAGCCTCCAGCGCCGTTTGATGCGACGAAATCACTGCGGTCATCGTTTCGCTCCTGTCTGGCGATAGAGGGAAGGGGTCATGCGCGGTATTCGAGAACGTATTTCTTCGCCTCTTCCTTGGTCATTTCCTTGCCGGACCAGTCGTTTGTGATCGACCCGTTCACGGCGTCGATAAGTTCGCACAGCGCCAACTTCTGCTCAGGGCTGTCTGCCTGCGCCATCGCATTCATTGACATGCCGCCCTCTGCGTATTTCCGGGCGGCGGCTTTGCTCGCTTCGCTCTTCAGGTCCCAGCCCTTGAGCGTTCCCCATTTCAGCGCAAGATATTCGGTGGTCTCCGGAGCTTTATCGGTATGGGATGGATCAGTCATCGGGGTTCTCCGGAGACTCTTGCACGAAGACTCGCAGCGGTAAGCGCAAGGGCAGGGGTGGCGGCCGCCCCTTGGACAACAGGCAAAAGGAGCCAATCGTTCGGGTCGTAATCGGGGTGATAGAGATCAACCACTCCCGGCGACGCACGAAAGTCCATCAGCGCCTTCCATCCTTCCGGCACTAGCGTCATCGCAGCGTCGAGAGAGGAGGTGTAGGGGAACGCTTTCGGCCTCTCGGTCGGGGTAGCGTTAGGACCGAAGCCCCAACCGCGCCAATCGGCGGCATAGTCATTCGGCAGGTCAAGACAGTCTCGAATGTCGGCGTCGAGTTGAACGTCCGGCCCAGCCGCACCTTCGACACGCTCAGCCAAGGCGTCTTCGGAAGTCTGGATATGGGGCTTGTCAGTCATGGCGTGGGTTCCTTGCGTTAACGGTCGGACGCGGGATTATTCTTCCATCTCAGGCTGGTCGCAAAGCGGACAGCGGTCATGCGGAGGCGAGCGAAATGCCAGCTTGTCGGCTTTATTCGCTCTGCGGGCAAACGTGATGCGGTAAATGCCCCCAGCAAGGCGAGGCCCGCCGTCCTGATAGATGAAGGCGATAGTTCGGTTCGACAGATGAGCCGAGAACGCCATCGCCTCGTAACTGTCTTCACTCGCGCCGGAAGTTTCGGTATCGGTGGTTTCAGCCATCATCGCTCTCCTAAGCGTTCGGTGGACGAGACAGATACTCGGCGAGCGCGGTTGCCGTTTCCTCGTCAACAGCTTCGGTTAGGTCCGCGAAAGGGAAGCCGAGCGATATGCTCGTCCGCCCATCGGCCTTGTGGACAGGAAGGGGATCTACCCATATCCGCCGCCCTTCCGCTCGGAAGGTTCGTCCGCCAAAGCCACTAGGGGCTGGCGCATCGGGAACTGGGGCGGTATTGGCTTTCTCAGTCATCGTTCGCTCCTCAACAGCGTTCGGCGGTTAGGGTCGGTCGGGGGCGCTCATCCCTCCGTCCGGCCCGTATCTTCTAGCACGGAAGGGGTGGGGGTGCTAGGAATAACGGCCAGGAGTTCAGCGCGCGCGCGCGCGTAAGCGTCGTCATCGCCATCAAGGGCTGCGTCAACCATCCGCCCATAGGCATCCCACCCGATGGCCAGCGCGTCGATCTTTGCCGCAAGCTCTGGCCACGGCTTGAAATGGTCATCCATTAGGGGTGTCCTCCGATGAAGGTTGGGTGATATGGTAGCCAGTTCCATTTCCGGTCAGCCGCCACTTGCGAGCGCGGTTGACGGCCATTTTGCGCTGGAATGCTTCCGCGAAGCCCGGCATACGGCAGAGGATGATGACAACATCGACCGCTTCGATGGTGCGGCTGACATCATCTCGTGCGTCGAGCATTTCCTGCCACTCTTCCCACGCGCGGTCGATGATGCTATGCGGAGTGGCTGGGCCGAATGTTTCGTCGCACCACGCACGCACAGTCTCGAAAGTCTCGCGCTCCATCACAACCTCCCCACAAAATAGAAGAATACCCCAGCTATACACAGCATGGCCAGAGCGGCGAGGGGTTTATGCCAGCGGCGAATCATGGCCACTTCCCGGTGGCAGCCCGAAAGCACGCATGTGCCCGGCCTGCGCAATAGCCCGAGGCCCACACAAAAATCACCACAACAGTAGTCATAGCAAGTCCGAGCATCTATTCCTCCTCATCATCATGTCGAGTTGCAGTAGAAGGCCATCCGCCCTCGCCGCCGCACTCTTGACATTCCACGTGCGAGAATGTGCCCATCTCGGCAACTTCTCCTTCACCGCCGCACATGTCGCAAACGGTCCAATCCTCGCCCCATTCGGCGATGTTGTGAGCAAGGGGGGTCATGGCAGCTTCGCGGCCACAATCCGCCATTCGATGGGGTTGCCTTCTCGTCCTGAGGCGCCGCCGTCGAACGCTTCGACCTCGCCCATCTCTTCAGCGGCCCATAAATGACGGCGGGCCGTTGCTAGCGAAAGCCCGGTCCAATCCGAGACTTCGCGGGTCGTGCGACACCCAATGCCTCCCTTCTCGGCATCGCGCTTGGCGGCGTGACGAAGACAGTCTAGCACAGCGCTCATCCCTTCCTCCTCGCTCTATATTCCTCATGGGCGACCTCGTTCAGGTCTATTGCCCGGCGGTCCAGAGGACGAAGGCGGGCGCTGTCGGCAATCAAAGGTTCAGCGGTTGACTTTGCCTCCGGAGACTCGACACCAACGAAGGTCATGCTCGCGAAACAGCAGAAGTAACCTTTCTCGGCGATGCCGGCCGGAACTTTCATTTTCGTTCCGCACGTCTCGCAGCGCCAACACGCAATGTTATCGGGACGGGCGCTGTCGGATACGATGGGCTGGCGATCAGTCATTGAGCATATCCCGAATGTTGGTGACTGCTTGCCGATTGGCGCGGTCGATTACGCAGGTTCCGCCCTCGCCGGCAGAGCTCATGCGACACAGCGGGCAGGGCTTGTCGCCTGCCGGATATGGCGGCCGGAAGAAGGGGCATGCCCTCTCGGCGTGCACTACGGGCTCAAGCGCCTCGACCAGTTCCGCGATCAGTGCAAAGGCGTCGGACATCTCATCTCTCCGTAGTTAAAGCTGGGCGGGTTCGCGTCGAAGCGCCGCAGCTTCTCGGCCGAGATCGACAACGCGATACATCGCAGCGGAGCGCTTACGTTCCAGCGCGGCGATTTGCGCGGTGACTTCCGCTATCCCCGCCTCCTCAAGGTCGATAAGCTTCGGGATTTCGGCCAAGCGTACCTTGCGTTCCAGATCGTCCATCGTCACTCTCCATCTAAAGCTGGTGGGCGTCAGGATTGGACCTGCTCGGAAAGCTCGTTGCACTCAAACTCAACATCCCGCAAAGTGGAAATGATGTCGTCGGCGCGGCGGTCTTGGGTGTTGGTAAGGCGGTCGCAAAGCTCATCTATGCCGATAGCGACGTCGGTCAGTGTTTCCGCGAACGCGCGATCACGAGCAGTCATTGCGGCACCGCACGAAGCTCAGCGGCAAGCCTGTCAGCGCGGCGCGTCAAATCCTGCGCGCGCCTATTGCGCCCGTCGAGATAGGCATAGCGAGCATCCGACCGAAGACGGTCTATCTCGCGCTCTATATGGTGGGGGACGGGCATCGTTCGGCTCCTTTGCTGTTGCCCCATAATACACGCCGGGTTTATCCCGTCAACCCCTCCCGAAAGAAATATGTTGCAGTCCTAAACCGCCCGTGTATATAGGAAGCATGTCCAAGGTTCATGCAGACTTGATCGAGGCCGTTGGCGCAGAGCTTGTCCGCCGCCAGTTCGGGCTAACTCCGCAGCGGCTGTACAACTGGAAACAGCGCGGAATACCGTTCACTCACCGCCCTGCCTTGGCGCAACTCGCAGCACTGTGCGGACAGCCTGTCCCGGCAGATTTCCTCACCCCACCCCCGAGGCCCGCATGACCCAAGACATGCCCCGAGCGGCGAAAGGCTCGTTCCCCTATCCTCCGGGATTGCGGCTTATTGCGGGTCCGGAATATTGGGACACCCGCGCTCGCCTCCTGCGGGAGATGTGGAAACGGGCTGATGAGGTCGTCTTTGAACGGCGAGGTCGGAAGCCCATCTCCATCCCAAACGGCGCAATCGCCGCCTACCTAGCCGGGGATAGCGTGGCCGTCGTCGCCGAGGAACACGGCATCAATTGCGAAACCCTGCGCCGTCACTTGCGACAAAGAGGCATCGCCAGAGGCCAGAAACAAGTGCCGCTTTCGGTTGTCGAAGAATATCAGGCTGGCGCGACCATTACCAGCCTTGTGGCCAAGTACGGCCTTTATCCAGCGCTTATTTCGCAGGCGATCAAAGCCGCCGGCGTATCCGTGGCGCGTGGTCCGCGTTACGAATTGGAGCGCGAGCAAGACTTCGCCCGCCGCTACCTGGCAGGTGAAACCCTCAAGCAGATTGGCGACTCCTACGGCATATCCAGAGAGAGGGTGCGGCAGGTTCTGAAGAGGGCTGGCGTGAAGTCGCTCGGCTTTCGTCCCAAAAACCGCCAGAAGCCCCGCCCGCTAACCGATGCTGAGCAGGATGCTGTGAGGTTGTACAGCGAAGGCGTCCGCAAAAAGGAAATCGTAGCGCGCACAGGGGTTGGCTATAATCGCATTACCACCATGATTACGAAACTCGGCATCAAGAAAGGTCACGGCTTTTGGCTAACGCGACCCGACGACGAGGAACTTACCGCCACCATCGCCAAGCTTTACCTGTCGGGCATGGGCTCCGCTGAAATCGCCCGGCGTGTGCCACAGATCAACAAGTCGGAAACCGTCTACTACTACCTCAAGAAGGCTGGCGTGCCGGCCCGAGGAAGGCGCAAATGAATCCGAGCGGACTCCCCCAACCCCGCTCAGAGGGCGCTACTGCTGGCAGCGGCGCTTTGCCCCATAGAGATGCGAACGATTTTGACCTCGTAAAGGTCTCAGGCGCGGCGAAGCGGAGGGCTGGCGAGCAAAGGCACCCTACATTCGATCCTTGCTTCAACGAAGCGGTGAAGCGGCACTCACACCATGCAGTCCATCACCATTTGGCAATTGCTTGGTTTCGAGGTTTCGATATGCCTCACGAGGCTGACTGGATTCGCAGCGTCGCAAAAGTCGATGCCGCATGACTGGCCGCATTTCCCGCAATCCTGAGATGATGGGCGGCGCTTACTGCATTCGCGGTCAGCGCATACCGGTCTGGACGATAAAGGGTTGCGTGCGCGGCGGATGGTCGAACGCGACGATCCTATCCGAATACCCCACTCTCACGCAAGCCGACATTGACGCGGCGCTAGCGTTTCGGAGGAGATCCTGATGGCCTATTTCCCCAACGGCACTTCCGGCATGATCTATGAGGAGGAATGGTGCGCCAACTGCATTCATAGCGGCCCGGGCGTCTCCTGCAACGTCATGCTCATACACAATCTTTTCAATTACGACCAGTGCGAGGATGACGAGCGTGGCAAGGCGGTGGAAGCAATCCTAGACCTTCTCATCCCGCGCACCAAGGATGATCTAGGCGCGGAGCAATGCAGCATGTTTCGCGCCAAGGTCGATGCGGAAGCCGAGGAAGCGGAACTCCGTCGTCTCGCCGAGCAGCCGCGAAAATATGCCGCCGCAACCAAGCTATGCGAGATCGAGGCATGACCGCTCAATACGCCGCCCTCTCTGAAGCGGAATCGCGCATTGTCGCTCAAGTCATCGCCGACCGAAGGCAGAAATGCGTTGACGCCTTGTTGCGCGTGCTTCGCTCGATAGCCGAGGATTCGCCTGTAACCGAACCGAAAACCTACAGCGGAGACGATGCCTTGCTGAACTACGAGTCGGGTTACGCAGACGCGCAGTGGGAGGCTGGCGAGGCGGCGCGAATGGCGTTGGAGGAGTGGGAAGCCAATGAATAGCGGCCATCAATACGCCGCCGGTTGCCCAATATGCGGAGACCCTGAAGCATTCCCGATTTGGGTTGATGCGTGGGGGCCGCCATGGGGATGTCCTAACGACCTTGAACGTAAGGATGGCATCTGTCCAGAGCAGATTGAACGCGCCCGCCGAGAAGCTGCATGGAGGCGAGATTATCCAGAGGCGTTTGACGGCAACGGGGTCATTCTCCCCGGCGGCCTTGTTCACATTCTAGAGAGGATAGCTTCGTGATCCAATACACCGCCGGTTGCCGAATGCCTTCAGACGATGGAATCTCGCGCCGTGACAAGGAACAGAGAACCGAGGCTGAAATCGCCAACGAGCGCTTTGTAGAGGCTCTGTTGCGGTGTATCAGGAATGGAGGGGCGGGGTGAGCGACGCAGACTTGATTCGCGACTACCTAGAATCGTTCAAGCGAGCTCCGTTTGACAGCCGCCCGGATGGATCGGGCTTGGACGATGGCCCCTATCTGCCCGGCTGCGCTCCTCGGAAGAAGCCGAAGGCGAAGGACCCATCCGAGATAGCCGATATCCGCGCCAGAGCATGGGCGACACGCCGAGCTAAGTATGGCCCGTGTGGGCATCGCGGGAGCTACGCACGGTGAGCGACATCGTTTTGCCTTGGCCGCCTGCTGCGCTTTCGGGTCACAACAGCGGAAGCTGGCGGAAGCGAAGCGGCCTAGTTGCAGCTCATAGAACGTGGGCGAGAATGGCCACGTTGGCCGCCAAGCCCGCCGTTCCTGAGGTTGGCGACATTCGCCTTATCGTCGCCTTCTATCCTCCGAACCGGCGCGGCGACCGTCTGAATTATTCCAATCGCGCCAAGCCTTATTTCGATGGTATCGCCGACGCATTGAAAATCAATGACCGCCGCTTTGTCCCGAGCTACGTCTATGGCGAGCCGGAACGCGGGGGCAGGGTCGTCATAAGCGTAGAGCCGCCTATTGCACCCGTCCCCAACCTGTGATTAAAAGGCGGACGGCGCGGATCGAAACGCAGAACGACCCGCCGCCGCCCTAAACCTAGCGGAAAGGACCCGCCATGTCTGATACCAGTTCTAGCCTCGATATAGCCACGGCTCAAGAGGGTATTGATCCGACGCGACTGAAGCGCGCCTGCGCGGTTCTTGATGAGGTCATGGATGAGCCAATTGATGGGCCGTGGGAAAACCACCTAGAGCGCTGCGCTCTTGCTGTTCTGCAAGCCTATCGACGCGACCAATGATTCGCCGCTCTAGCCCAATTGGCAGAGGCAAGGGGCTTAAAACCCCGACCAGTCTCGGTTCAAATCCGAGGGGCGGCACCAACCAAAAAGGTTCGGCCATGTCTGACGATGTTTCTAGTCAAGTTGCGCCTGCGGTTCAAGGGGGGAAGCTATACACCATCGCCCTAGATGGCTTTGAGCCACACAGTCGCATCGCCGACACCGCCGGTAAGGCGCGCTGGGCTGATTTCTGCTGTGCTAGGGAAGCTGGCTATTTCCAAGGCCGCGATGGTTTCCGCGAATATCTCAGTCGAGTAGTCACACTGCACCACGGCAATGCTCCATCTCCCACCTTGCAAGGGACAGGAGCCTCCCCCAATGCCTAACGATACCTCCTACGAGCCCTGCCCGACATGCGGGCAATACAACCACTCGATAGGCGAGGACGCGTTGGCGGAAGCCTTCATGTATTTTCAGTCGATGTACGTCCACCCCGTTAGCGGACATCCGATGGGCCACAACTTTCATGAAAAGACGCGAGACGCGGCGCAGATTCTGATGGCCGCAGCGAGGAATGTCAATGGCTGACGATGCCTCCACAGACCGGCCAAGGCGTGTTTTGGTGTGCGGCGGGCGGAACTTCATTTGCGGTGATATCGTCGTGGAAACGCTTAAGAGGCTCAACCCCTCTGTGGTGATCGAGGGAGGGTCGCGAGGTGCCGACACCTATGCGGGCTTATGGGCGAACTGCTGCGGTATTGAGCGTGTGACGTTTCGAGCCGATTGGGCAACCCATGGTAAGGCCGCCGGGCCAATTCGCAACCAAAAAATGCTCGACGAAGGGGTTCCCGATCTTGTGGTGGCCTTCCCAGGAGGGAGGGGTACGGCAGACATGGTGGCGCGGGCTACGAAGGCCGGTGTGCCCTGTCTCGATCTACGGACCTCCTAATGCCCCCTCCCCAATCCATAAACGACCGGTCCATGCTTCGGCTCGCAACGGTTACATTCTACGGCCAGGAGGAATGGCTGATCAGGAAGGGGCTGTTGCCGGGGCTGTTGATCTATAAGGACATAACCTGTGGGCGACTGGTTTCTGTTGGTGAGATACAAGCGGCCGTGGCGCTGTATTTCAAGCTTCCAGTCCGTGTGATGAGCGATGGCAGCCGCTACCGTGAACACGCTCGCCCTCGGCAGGTCGCCATGTATCTGTCCAGACAGCTTACCCCTATGTCGCTTCCGGAGATTGGCCGGCGCTTCGGGCGCCGCGACCACACCACCGTCATTCACGCCATCCGCCGGATCGAAAAGCTGATGGCCGAGGGTTCAGAGATCGCGCTGGCGGTGCTGACACTGAAGAAGGAACTGGAGGCGTGACCGCCGGCATCAAGAGGATGCTTGCCGAACGCGAGCAGGTTAAGGTTGCGAAGGCACGCATCCCACCCGGTTCGCCGAGCCCTGAAATTCTGGCTATGATCGACCTGTCGGCGGAATTCATCGACGCCGGCTGTCCTCCGAATAAGTGGCCTTCCTCAGCAAAACTTAAGGTGGCCTACTTTGCCATGTGCAGCGGTCAGACAGGGCCTAATCGCGCCAAAGACTTCATCCTCAAGATGCTTGATCGCGCCAGAGCACGCTTCATCGCCGGCTTCCATCCCGACCCATGGCTGGGCGATGTGCCGAGGAAAGAGGCGTGACTGCCTACGGCCCCACCGATCCAATATGGGCGCTACTGGCGGGCTTGCATTCTGGACATCGATGTGGCTTATAGAGCGGGCGGGCGAGCCGAGCGCGACTGACCGAAGCGCTACAGGCCCGCCCTGACTTTGGCTGAGAGGAGCCGCCGCTATGACTGATATACGAGTCCCGCTGTCGGTGCGCAAGATAGCGCGGTGAGTAATCCCTACCATATTGAAGGCCCAGCGCTCATCAGCTTCAGTGGTGGGCGCACGTCCGGCTATATGCTGTGGCACGTCCTCGACGCGCACGACGGGAAGCTGCCTAGCGACGTGCATGTCGGCTTTGCCAATACGGGCAAAGAGCGTGAGGAAACGCTCCGGTTCGTCAACAACTGCGCCACCCGTTGGGCGGTGGATGTGCGCTGGCTCGAATACAGAAGCGGTGAAGAGCGTTTTGCTGAGGTGGCGTTCAACTCGGCGTCCAGGTGCGGAGAGCCGTTCGCCGCTATGATTGAAAAGTACAGCCGCGTTCCGAATGCTTTCACCCGGTTTTGCACGGGCAAGCTCAAGGTCGGTGTGATGACCGACTTTATGAAGACGGAGGGGTTTGGACGGTGGACAAGCGCCATCGGCTTACGCGCGGACGAGATGCGACGTGTGCTGAAGGCAGTCGAGCGCAATGAAAATAGATCAGAGCGGTGGACTGAGGCGATGCCGATGGTCGAGGCGCAAGCTCGTCTGCCGGATGTTGCAGCATTCTGGGACCGCCAGCCATTCGACCTTGAGCTTGATCCGGGAGAAGGAAACTGCGACCTCTGCATGGTCAAGTCGATAGCTCGGCTGAAACAATCCATCCGGTCGCGGCCTGTTTGTGCAAAGTGGTGGATCGACCAAGAGCAAAAGGTAGGTGGGGAGTTCATCAACGGTCGTAGCTTCTCCAACCTCGTCCGCGAAGTTGGGACCCAACCACTTCTACCGTTGGACCCTGAGTACGAGGCTGAGCATGACGCTGAGTGCGGCCTATGGTGCGCGAGATAACCGGCATGATTGGCTCCTCCACCTTGGAAGCAATGATCGCCGCCGGGCTTACTGGCGAGCAGATGCTTGATATTGTGCGCGGAATAGAAGCCGACGCCAAGCCGAAGGACCGCACAGGCGCAGAGCGGCAAGCCCGCCACAGAGACAAGATGAGGGCAGAGCGTGACGCCGTAACGCGTGACATAACGCGTGGCACCGTAACGGCAGCACCTTCCCCCCTTGCCCCCCCCCTAAAAAGCCCCCCGGACCCCCAAAAAATAACCCCCCCTATATCCCCCCAACCCATTGTTGTTGAGACGCGCGATCCGTTCGACATTTTGCAGGACGTGATAGAGGTGATTGCCGACGATGTGAAGAAGAAACTCCCCGCTCCGGTTGGGGTTGATCGGGGCCAGTGGACGGCGTTTCGAAAGCAGCGGAAAAAGGCACTTACCGATAGAGCCTATCTGATGATTTGTAAAAAACTCAGTACGTTGGCAGAGGACGGCTGGCCGCCCGGCGACATGATCGACCGTGCTATCGAACGGGGCTGGGAAACCGTTTTCGAACCGAAGGACAACCGAAATGGACTTTCACGACAACCCGCTACTCCGCCTGGCAACAATCTCCGGGGATCTCGACCGGACCCGTGCGTTGACATGCTCAGAGCTGCCAACGCCGAACTCGCGGAGGAAGCCGCCGGCCGCCATTCAGGCGCTAGTGGCGAAGCTTGGCTTGCGCTACCGTCCATCGGTTCAGGCTGACCTTGAGGCCCACGCCGGGGCGATTGCGCTGCTTGCTCAGGACCTCGCCGACATCCCGCCGGATTTGCTTGATCGGGCGATCAATCAGCACGTCGCCCGAAGCCCCTACCTACCGAAGGCGAGCGACCTGATCGCGCTGGCGCAGAGCTACGTCCCGAAAGCCGGAAAGATCGACCAGCAGGCGATTTGCGACCGAGGCAACGCGCATCTACTGACGATTCCCCGGCACGATGTCTGTTGGCGCGTCGAGGACGGAAGGGCGAAGCTGGACTGGATTTGAATGACGCGCCGAACGAAATCTCACAAGGAGTTGAGTGGATGAGGATCAATGTTTACAGTCAAGAGCTGACCGACGAAGTTCAGGTGGTCGAGAAGACGAGCAACACCGGCCTCGTTTACAGCGCCGTCATGCTGATGCTGCACAGCAGCGACCGGCTTCACCATCCTCCGCATGACGACGACCGCAGCGCGGTTACGTTCTGGCTTCCGAAGTCGAGCGAACGGCGCGAGTCCTTGGCTGGCGCATTCGAGGAGATGGCTCGCCGGGTTCGCGAGGCAAGGGTTGAAACAGGGTTGGACTGATGATCCGATTGCCCCCGATTAACCTACATGCTAATCTCAACAGGAGGTGACGGATGAATATGCGGGACCGAATTGCTAAGCGCCTTTACGATCACTGGCGCGAAGAGGACGTCGGAAACGAGTATGTCGAATGGGAGATTTTGCCCGACAAGCAAACGTGGCGCGACCGCGCCGACGCCATCCTTGACGCTCTCTCCGGTCCGGATGAAGCGATGATGGAGGTTGGAATCAAAGTCGGCGGAGTCACAAGCCTCGCCACATATCTTGCCATGATAGCCCAAGCAAAGGCGGAACGCGATGTTTGAACCTATAGCTGAGAGCATCGGGCGAAGCATTGGCCGCGAGATCGTTGACGAATATATCGAATCTGGAAAGCTTGAGGCCCAGATTGACGAGGCTGTGCGGGCAGAACTCGCGAAAATCCCCTGGTTCCAGTTCGTCAAGCACATTCAAGCGGCGTTTCAAAAGGCCGACCCAACCTTTACCGACCGTGACGCCTTCTACCGCGCTCGCGACACCTGCCACGAATATCTGAGAGACGAGAAGATCGAGTTTGGTGACACTCGCTACGATTGGTCCATTGATGGCGCTCGCGAAGTTGCGCAAAGCTACGAGATGGATCATTGGGAAGTCAAGGCGGAACGATGAGCGAGGAGGCAGACGATGAGAGGCGCTGACGAAAGAACTTTGGTGGATATGTCGAAGGTGGAGCGCCATTTCGAGGCGCAGGATCATTTGGAAGCATTCGTGCGCGAGAGCAACCGGATCGAGGGCATCCACTCAACCGCCGCTCGCCACATCAGCGCTCACATCGCCTTTCTGGGCGGCCCTGTTACCATACCAGCCTTGATCGAGCTTGTCGCCGCGCTACAGCCAGACGCCCGCTTTCGCAACTCGCCGGACATTCCGGGAGTGCGCGTCGGCAACCACATTGCGCCGCCTTCAGGTCCGCAAATAGAAGCCGACTTGCGCAAAGTCCTCGCCATGCGCGATCCATGGAAACAGCATGTCGCCTATGAAACGCTTCATCCGTTCACAGATGGCAACGGACGATCCGGACGGGCAGTGTGGCTTCATCGCTTCTGGCATGAGCCAGAACTCGACCCGTACGCCGTGCATCGAGGTTTCCTGCACTCGTTCTATTACCAAACGCTTGCAAGTTCTCGCCCTATGGAAGAGGTATAGATGATGGAAGAGGCAAGGCGCGTTCCTTCGGAACCGGGCCCTCGCAAGCCGAGCCCTGACGGTCTCGGCCCTTCGGGCTTCGATCCCTCGCGTGAGGTTTACGGCATTCCGGAACTGGAGGTGTGGCTCGCCAATCGAGCAGAGATACTTCGCAACCTGCAGAGTGGCGAAAAGGGTGCTATAGGGCGCGGATTATACGCATACGCCGCCGACGTCGTGGAGGGGCTTGCCAAGAGCGCCTCAACAGATCTCCTGATCGCACGGCTGAGAACCAAAATACCCGGATCTAAGCTCGCCAAAATCCGCGATAAATCCCAGCAGAAACCGCAGTTTTCCGCTGATCTTGGGGCGGATCTACAATGCGATGAAAGCCCGAAGGGAGACGGCAATTGACAGACGCATGGGTCGTCCTTCGCACAAGCTCCCGCGCCACTCTCCGCCTTGCCGCAAGCCTCTCCAGCGACGGAATCGATGCGTGGAGCCCGAAGCTGGTCATGCCCAAGCGCCCGATCCCGATCATCCCGCGCTACGTGTTCGCCCGTTCTGGCCACCTCGCCGAGCTTCACGCCCTTGTCGAGCGCCGGGGGAAGCATGACGCCTTCTCCATCGTCTACAGCTTCGGCCGGCCCGGCTTTATCGCGGATGACGAGCTTGAGCCCTTCCGAAGCGCCGAGATCGGATGTGCGGCACAGGCGACGAAATGCGGGTTCGCGCTGGGCCGCGCCGTTCGGGTAGCAGAGGGCATTGCTGCCGGCATGGAGGGGTTGGTCGAGCGGAGCAACTGGCGCTACACGGAGGTCGCTTTCAATGGCGGAAAGCCGATGGAAATTGCGACTTCCATATTGCGGGAGATTGTGCCACAAGGGCGCGAGGCCGCTTGATCGGCCAAGGATCGGTGCGCCGGTTCAGTCGAATTCTGGGCGCAAAACACCGCTTTAGAATTTTGAAAGGACATGGGAAATGGTGATTCGGCTTGGACGTTTGTGCGGTTCTGTCGTCCGTAACTATCGCGGGCATGACAAGCGCGGGCTGAGCAGGTTCGGCAACGGCTATGGTTTTCGCCTATGGAACGTCATTTTTCGAGTCTGGCGACTAGGCGACAACGACTATTCTCCGTCTAGGCTAAGCAGGTAAAGGATTTAAGTGGAGGGCCACCATTCGGATTATAAACAACCGCTAGCCGTCCAGTGGTTGTGCAAGAAGCATCACTTGGAAGCCCATCGGGGTCGGTTTGGAAACTAAGCCGGGTATCAAGCCCCGGCCCGCGCAAAACAACAGGAGGTGTCATGAAGTACGACAACGCAGCAAACAGCGCCGTTGGGGCCGCGGCGGCAAACTACGCCAGCAACCAGGCTGCCAACGTGCAGATGCCCGGCCAGACCAAGCCGCGCCCTCTCGAATCCATCGCCACCGCCACTCAGCGCGTCAACAACGCGATTGTGGGCGTTCAGGACTTCCTCAACCGCTGGCATGGCCCGCAGCCACTGGATGCGTCGGGTGAGGCCGTAGACATGCGCCAGCCCTACGCTGGCGAGCTTGAGCGCCTTGAGTCTCGCATCGGCGCGCTGAACGAGATCGGCTGATGACCCTATTTGCGGGCATTCGTGATGCATGGAGGCTTTCCAGCTCGAACCTCGGCATCTGGAACCGCAATTCATGGTGGCCGCACCTCAAGCGGCATCATTGGTGGCTCCGTCTCTTGCGCCGTCAGCCAAAGAAGCCGACATCCCACGCCCCATGGCTTAACGCAGAGGCCGTTGCCTATCGGAAATCCCTCTGTCGGGATGAGCCGTTCCTCGGATAGCGGACATTAAGGATCATCATGACCCTCTCCACAATATTCCTGATCACAGCCCTGATCCTGTTTGTCGTTGATGCCATCGGCGTTGCGTCGAGGATCAACCTCCAGTCCGCCGGTCTCGCATTCCTCGCTGCGGCCATGATTGTGCCGATGGTGTGATGGCAAATAAACAAAGGACAGTTATGCCGCGCTCCCCCGGCCGCCCCAAAGGTTCGGCGAACAAGGTGACGGCTGCGGTCAAGGACATGATCGTTCACGCGCTCGACGAGGCCGGCGGCGTAGACTATCTGGTTCGGCAGTCGGCTGAGAACCCGGCCGCCTTCATGACTCTCGTCGGCAAGGTGATTCCCCTTCAGGTGAACAGCAATGTCGACATTGTGGATCGAACCGCCGCAGTACAGCGAGCTAGCGAAGAGGTACGAGCGCTATTTGGTGAGCGACCCCGCGATGGCTCGGGAGCTGATGGCCGAGGCCTGCCGCACTGATCTTTATTTCCTTCTGCGGTACGGGCTGAAGCGCAAGGACTGCCACAACCGTTGGGTCTATGAGAGATGTCGGGAGGTTCAGGCAGCTCCGGACGGCTATCTCGACCTCTGGGCACGCGAGCATTATAAAAGTACAATCCTCACCTTCGCGCTCAACATCCAGAACATCCTCCGCGATCAAGAAGTGACGATAGGCATATTCAGCCACACGCGCCCGATAGCCAAGGCATTCCTTCGCCAGATCAAGCAGGAGTTCGAGACCAACGAGACGCTGAAGGGATGGTTTCCGGATGTGCTTTGGGCGGACCCTCGCAAGGAAAGCCCCAAGTGGTCTGAGGACGAGGGGATAACGGTCAAGCGCAAGACCAACCCGAAAGAGGCCACTGTAGAGGCATGGGGGTTGGTGGACGGGCAACCTACGTCGAAGCACTTCAAGGTTTTGGATTACGACGATGTGGTTACGCGGGAATCCGTCTCGACGCCTGAGATGATGCTGAAGACCACCGATGCGCTCGCCCTTTCGTTCAATCTCGGTGCGCATGGTGGGCGTCGGCGCTTTGCTGGAACGCGCTATCACTACAACGATAGCTACCGGACGTTGATCGAGAGGGGTACTGTCATTCCTCGCATCTATCCGGCGACGAAGGACGGAAAGGTGGAGGGCGAGCCGGTATTCCTGACCCGAGAGGAGTTGGCCAAGAAGCGCGCCGATCAAGGTCCCTACGTCTACGCATGTCAAATGCTCCTCGACCCGAAGGCCGACGAGACGCAGGGCTTCAAGGAGGAGTGGCTGAGATACGCGTCCGTCGAGACAAGGGGTCAGAACCTCGTCATCCTGGTAGACCCTGCGAGCGCTAAGAAGAAGACGAGCGACTACACCTCTGCATGGTGCCTTGGGCTTGGACCGGACAGGAACGTCTACGTTCACGACATGGTGCGGGACAGGCTGTCGCTGACCCAGCGGGCGGACATGCTGATGAACTGGCACCGCCGCTGGCAGCCCATGGCGGTAGGCTATGAGCAGTACGGCATGATGGCGGATATCGAGCACATCAAGGATCGGCAGGACAGGGAGAACTACCGCTTTCCAATTACGTCTGTCGGTGGGGCGATGCCGAAGTTGGACCGGATACGCCGGCTGATCCCTTGGTTCGAGAAGGGCCGCATATTCCTTCCGCCGAAGTTGGACAAGACGAACTATGAGGGCGTCACGGTCGATCTCGTCAAGGCATTCGTGAATGAGGAGTATCTGGCCTTCCCGGTCGCGGCGCATGACGACATGCTTGACGCGCTGGCGAGGTTCCTTGAGGAGGACTTGCCGATAGCGTGGCCTGCGGCGATGCCTTACGAGGATGAAGACGAGGATTTCGAGACGAAGGGGCGCTCGGCTATCGCGGGGTATTGATATGGCACGTTTCCGAAAGCGCACAAATGACGCCGATGGCAACGGCGCGAAGGGCGGAAGTCTCAAGCGGGGCTCACGATTCGTCAAGGGCACGAACGATCCGGACAACGACGGCCGCAAGGGCGGTTCACTGAAGGGAGACAACATGGCGAAGGCACCGAAGAAAGCGAAGGCGGACAAACTCCCGGAAGCCCAGCCGAAGCTTGAGGACCGCAAGGCTGCGGCAGAGGAGATGTTCGCCGAGGCCGATGCGAAGGCGGCGGACGCTCGGATGCGGCTTGCGGTTAGAGGGTTCTAGCGTGTTTTCCGCCGAGAACAATTTGCAGGGCGTGTACGGCCCCAATCTCGCGAACAATGCGTTCCTGCCTGAGGCCACGCCCAGCCGGCACGACGTGGAGGCGCTTGCCAAGGCCGTTGCCGGCCTGACGGCCTTTGTAATCGACTTCGACGGGCCACGGACGGCGTATATCGGCGTCGATCCCATGACGCAGTATGTCACCTTGTGTTCGGGCGGCATAAAAGCGTCGGGCGCCGCCTCGCCAAGCTTCCACGCGCAAGAGGCTGTCGAGTTATATGCCGAGCAGCTTCGGGCGATGATCGTTGAAAACAAAGGCAAGCAGCTCGCGTGGAGGTGTCGTCCCAAGCTTGAGTGTGATGGCCATCCCGCGAAGTGCCGCGTCTACTCGCGGCTGGCATTCCTCTAGTGGCCTCCATCGTCCCCTTCGAAGAAGTTCTTGAAGAGGAACTGAGCCCAGCCGACAAGCTGATGGCTCTGGCGAGCAAGACGGGCAACTTCGCCGACGCCATAGACGCGGACGATCTTGTGAAGCTCGGGCAGGAATGCGTCGAGGATTACGAGCAGGACAAGAAGGACCGCACCGAGTGGGAGGATGTCGTCAAGGAGGCGCTCGACTCGGCGGCACAGAAGCCTGACGGCGAACCGAAGACTTTCCCATGGCGCGATCCTGCCAACGTCAAGTACCCGATCCTGACGACGGCAGCGCTTCAGTACAACGCCCGCATGTATCCCGCCCTTGTGAAGGGCGACGAGGCGGTTCTGTGCAAGGTCATCGGGCAGGACAAGGGCAAGCCGGAGATAGGGCCTGATGGCCAGCCCATGGCTGTTGCTCCGGATGGAGGGCCTATCACTGCCGGGCAGGCGATGCAGATGCCTCCCGAGATGCAAGCGCAGCTACAGCCGATGTGGCGGGTGCCGCCGGGTGCCAAGGCGAAGAGAGCTTTGAGGGTTGGCGAGTATCTCAACACGGTTATTTTCTACCGCATGGAGGATTGGGAAAGCGACACCGACAACATGCTTCTCCAGAAGCCGATTGTCGGATGCGTGTTTAGAAAGGTGTGGTGGGACAGCCGGGTCAACCAGCCCAGAGCCGCGATGGTCTCGGCTCTTCGCATATTCGTTCCGGAAGGGGCGAAGTCCTGTGAGACGACGCCCAGGCTTACCGAGGAAATCCCGGACATTTACCCGCATCAGATAAGCGAGAAGGTCAGAGCCGACCATTACAGCGCCGTCGAGTTGTTTCCTCTGAACGACAAGGGCGAGCGCGCCAAGGAGGACGATGGCCCGAGGCTTCTTCTGGAGCAGCATAGGCTGATCGACATTGACGAGGACGGAGTTGAGGAGCCCTACATCGTCACCATCGATCACAAGACGCACAAGGTTTTGCGGATCGAGGCGAACTTTGGCCCGGAGGACGTAAAGCTGAACGACGCGGGCGAGGTTGTTTCGATTGAGCGCGGACGGTTCTACATCAAGTACGACATGTTTCCCCATCCGGAGGGCAAGTTCTACGGAATCGGGCTGGGGCATTTGCTCAAGCAGTTGGGCGGGGTGATCAACGGCGCGCTCAACCAGCTAATGGACGCCGGGACGGCACAGACTGCGGGCGGCGGGTTCATTGGGTCCGGAGTGAGGTTGCAGGCGAGGGGGGGCGGCTCCTCAATCCGGATGGAGCCGGGCGTCTACAGGACCGTTGATGTGCCGGGCGATGTTCTGAGGAACGCGATTGTCGAGCGCACCCTTCCGCGGGTGTCGCCGGTAACGTACCAGGTGCTTGACCTGATCCTCGGGGCCGCCAAGGAAGTGAGCGGAGCGACGGATGTCCTTACGGGCGACGCTTCGAACAACGGGCAGGTGGGGACCACTCTTGCGTTGATCGAACAGGGTTTGCAGGTTTTCAACGCGACGGCCAAGCGCACGTTCAGGTCGGCGAAGGACGAGTATAATCTGATCGCGGAGAAACTTCGCCGGCATGGTGGCGAAGCGGCGGCGAAGGATTATCTTGAGGTTCTGGACGATCCGGATGCGGATTTCGAGGCGGACTTCGCTTCGAAGGACATGGATATCCGCCCGGTGTCGGACCCTTCGACGGTCACGAAGAT